CCAGGATACTGTAATGTTGCAGCTTGTGTAATTGCTGCTGTAAAAATTCTGTCCGCATTCTCGCGAACGTAATCTGTTAAATCGGAAACTGTAAATCCAGCCATTTCTTTAAATTTATTTAGTTAATATTTATTTGTTTAATTCTTTTTCAATTCGTAATATATCAGCTTTGAAAGCTGCTCTTTGTTCCTTTACAGAGAATGGTTTATTAACCTTTTCTGTTGGTGCTACTGATGGTTCAGATGAGATCGCTTTAACGATTCCGAACATCTCTTTGTTGATGTCTTTCAATGCTTTGTTCTCATCTACTAATGCTTTGAACATTGAACTGAAATCTACCTTTATTGGTTCGAATCCTTCAAGTTCTAAAGAGAAGATATGCTCTTCAACTTGAGACTTAATAACTCGCTTTGGTGCTTTCTCTTCCATTGCTCCTGTTGCAGGTGTTGTTGGTTCAGCTACTGCTACCGGTGCATTCGTTTCTCCTTCAGGCATTGCTTCAGCTTTCTCATATTCTGCTACAAGTCCACCCATAACAACTAACTTTGAACCATCCTCTAAGTAATATTCTCCATCAGGCATCGGAAGGATTCCCTCTGGTGTTACTACATTAACCGCTACACCTTGTGCTAATTCGGGAGCATCATACTGAATGATAGTTACACCATCCATCAACTTAGCTTCTGTAAAAGATTGTTCTGTTGTTACAATAGGTTCATCATTGAATTTCTCAATAAGACCTTTCAATTTTTCGATTCCTTCTTTTAGGTTCATGTTGTTTTTTATATATAAGTATAGTTAAATTTAGTATTGTGTAATTTGATTTAAGATCTTTAAGAATTGCTCTTCAAAAGTCTCCTTATAAGGAACTAAATCAAACATACCCTCTACAGATACCCCTTTAAAATTACCACTCTTTACAAACTCATTCCACATCTCATCATCCTGGAACTTATAAGATATAAACCATGTCCCATCAGGAAGATCACTAAACATCTCAGGTGCTTTGATTCCCATTGATGCATCTGATACCCATGAATTTTTCATGATGATACCATCTAACTTCTTAGAACCATCATGCATCTCGTTTACATTGTTGATGTAATTCTTGCTCATGAATTTCTCCTGCATGATGTTAATCTGCTCTTTGTCAAAGATCACATAGAACTCACCCATCTTCTCATTACGTCTGTATATCGGTAAGTCGGGAATCATTGCAGGTGATACAATAATCTTTCGTTCCTCATTGATTGCGAACTGCTCTTTGTGGTCAAATGCAAACCAATTAACTTGAATTGCAGGTGAATCAACTAATGCGATGTAATCCACTCCCGAATCTTCTTTGTCGGGATCTATAACCATTCTGTAAATCGGTAACTCTTTATCCATATTAATAAGTATAAATATTTTATTGTTTGTGTATTATAAACTTGCTCTTTCTTCAATTGTATTCACTCTCTTCTGAGATGTGGTGATATCTGTCTCAACTACCACCGCTTTGATTGTTGGTTGAGAATTTCCCATTGCTGCTTTAATCGTTCCATCTGCATTAAGCTGAGTACTTCCTGAACTCGGTGGTTCTAATCCTACCCCACCACTTCCTACACTTAATGATGCCATTGATCCACCACCTCCACCTCCACCGGTAGAATTGTATTGTGTAGCTGCGATCTTCGCTACTGATGCTGCACCTGTTAATATTGTTGCTGCTAATGATGCAATACCGATAGGTGATGGCACTGGTCCTATAGCTAATGGTGCTTGTGATAGTGATTTAATAGCTGCCATTGCAGTACTTAAAATTGCACCGGTCAAAGCTAATCCCTTATTAACCTTAAATTGTTGTCTCGCTGCTTTCTCTTCTTCCGCACTTCCTTTCTTAACATTAGCCATCTTAATGGAGAAGTACAGATCTGCTAACCCTTGTAATGCTTCATTACTTTTCTGTGCTATTTCTAATGATGCTGCTGCTTGTCCTAATCTTAGCTGTCTTTCTTTCTCTGCATATTTCTCTCTTATTAAGAACTTAGCTGCTTCATCATCTTCAACCAATTTCAACTCAGCATCCATCTGCATCTGAAGATTCTCTAACTGACCTGCATATGTTTGAGCATTTTGAAATTCAATTAATTCCTTTCTTGATGCTAATCTGCTAAGTATTTTTTGTGTTTCTGCTTCAGCATCTGCATCTGCCTTTGCTTCATTGAGTAATCTTTGTTTCTCTTCTTCGTCAGCTAAATATTTTTTTAATGCACCAAGTCCCTCTAAATCTTTTCTTGATTGTGCTGCTCTTGCTTTACTTTCCTCTAATTCTTTATCTAATAGCTTCTTAGCATCTTCATTTGACTTTGTAATTTTTACTAATCTATCATCTTGAAATTTATCTGAAAGGTTTCTAATCTCTTGATATGCACTTTTATTGGCAGCTATAAGTTCATCATATTGCTTTTGTTCTTCATCACTTAATTTTTTATTCTCTTGCTTTCTTAATCTTAATTGTAATAGAATGGCATCATTAGTCTTTAAGAAATCTTGTAATTTTTTTATTTCAATTATTTCTGTTGCCTTACCTGCCCTTTTTGCATCTGCTATTTCACTATCGTATCTTGAAGCGTTTGCATCTTGTATTCTTTTATTGTTTTTAATAATACTGTCACGCATTCCATCGAGAGCAAATGTTGTTACACCTATCCAATCTAAGAAGTCCTTACCTACTTGTATTACAGCATTAATTATTGCTCCAATAGCATCAAACGCATCTCCAATTATTTTTACCTTATCCTTTAACGCAAACAATGCTGCTCCTATTCCGATTATAATAGAAACAATGAACATCAATGGATTAGCTTTTATTATATTTCCTAATACCTTGAATGAATCACCCATCCCCATAACACCCTTTATACCATCAGCTAAAGCGGAAGCCGACTGAACTTTTACAAGTGTTTTCTGTAATGCTTCACCTTCTTTGCCAAATAATGCAGCAGCACCTTGAGCAGCTTGAAAACCACTCGCCACACCACTCATTACATTACCGAATGCAGCAACTTTACCTTGAGGATTGAACGCTTTGATCTCACTATTCAAATCACCTATATCATCCTTAATACCTCCTAACTTCTCTAAGGTCTTAATGTACTCTTTTGATCCTGCTGTAAGTCCAGATAAGATTGTTTGTGTTTCCTTAAACTCTTTCTTTAACTCAGATAAACTCTTAGCACCACCATCGGCATCTACATTTATCTTTATCGCTACTTCTTTGTCTGCCATTATTCCTGTATTATTCTATAGGTTAAATAAATAATTATATCACTGTTTCCCAATAATGGATTAACACCACCTGATGTTAAATAAACTGCTTTGTTTGAGATCAACTGAGTATCTGCTGCTGCATTTGTACCTTGCTGAGCGGATACACTTATTCTGCTTACTGTAGCATTTAAAGCATTACTAAAAATATGCTGAACTCTTGTTGCTGTATCAGTAGAGATATTTAATGTTGTAGTAGTTACATACGCTATACTATTAAACGATACCTTACAAGCTGCTGTTAATACCTGAATGTAATATCCTGCTCCTGGTGATGGTATCAATAAGTAAGGTGTAGTTCCTAATGTCAGTACACTTGCACTCGGAATCGTTATTGTCTTTGTTTGGTTTAAGCTATCCTCATTCAATACCACCCCATTGATATACATGGAATTGCTTTCTGTAATCTCAGTATCGAATGTGTTAATCAATGTTACATTATTCAATCCTCCTCCAATAATACATCCGCTACTACCTAACAATGTTATACCTTGACTGTTACCGATCACATTGTTATCACCATTTACAATGCAGCTTCTTACATTGTCACCATAGATGTTATCAGTTCCTCCGGTCATTGCTCTCGCTCCTCCAGTTATTCTGATGTTATCTATCGTTCCTGCATTCCATGTGTTTATGATTGGAGGAATCTCTTGTGATTCTCCGAATGCTGAACTGATACCACCTAACAATGTATGGACTGTTGGTGTGAATGTACCTGCATCTTTAATCTTTAAGAACTCGCATTTTGTTACATCATTCTTCAAAGGATCATAATCGAATACCTTGTTAAGTCTGAAATAATCATTCTGAAAGTAGAACTGATTCCTAAAGTCTAAGGTTCGGATATCTGATGGTCTCAAATAGAAATAAGCTGTAAGAATCTTACTGTCTCTATCTGTGATCTCATCAATTAACTTCTTATGGAATCTGTTGAAGATATTGTTATTGGTGTATAGTTCAGTATCGTAGTATATCTCTTGAGGAACACCAAATGATAGGTCTAATGTTGGATTCAATGGTTCATCTACATGACCTGCATATAAGTACTGAGTAACAGTATGAACACCGCTTACTCTTCCATTATACTGATATGCTACATTGGATGTCTTTACCCCTCCGTTATACAGCAATCTGATGTTAAATGCTTTGCTCTTTACTATGTTAGAACTATCCACATCCCATATCCTGGAGATGATTCTATTACTTGCATTGTCACCGATTAATGGTGTAGCACTAAATATTACTTTGTTCTCACTTGTTCCGGTTAAGAACTCGTTATCTGTTACATATCTAAATCTGCCGTATGTCTCAGAATAGGTATCTTTATATTTCTTATTGAAGTAATCTGTATCATCAGTATAGGTAAAGTTAAACTCTTTATTATCCAAATCCCCCATTGGCTTAATGTCAATCGGTTTCGAATTGTCTAACTTATAAGACCAGTCTATATTAGTACCTGAACTATAGAAGTCATCCCTCGTTTCAATGAGTAGATTATTATCGTTATTAGGATCAAGGTCAATGTATAAATTGAACATCTTAATCACTGATAATAAGAAATCCTTCTGCTTTATTTTTAATGGAATAGCTTGATTGATAACACAAGTATCACCCTCAACAATACCTGTTACCGGAACAAGGTTCTTGAATGTACCACCATTTACTCCTAATGTACCTGAAAAACCATCTGCTCCATAAGAAACCTTACTAAATGCAGCAGTAATTTTAATCCTATCTCCTGCATTTAAAAATATGTTTGTAATGCCAATTGTCATCACTGAAGATGCTGCTGTTGTAATATAATCATCAGCAATTGTAGAGAATGTTACACCTGCATTGGTACTCTTTTTTATTTTTAATCCGAAATACAAATTACCTACACTCGGTGTAACATTATCAACGTATGTAGCATTAGCACCAAAACTAAAGAACCCACCTACTGCACAAATGAATTGACCTGTACTCGGATTGTATTGACCTGATGGATCACTTATCTCATTGTTAAAAATTACATCGAAATCATTTGTTGATCCATAAGTATCTACTGCTGCATTTGTCTCAACTGTTTGCCTTGCTTCAAATAACTTTGGTGCTAATAGTGTATCTGTTAGTAATAATTTAGATGCATTTGCAGGAACTATCAGCTTCTTAAAGTAATCACTATTAAAGAATGAACTCGTATAAGTATAACCTACACTCTGAAATATTTTATCGATGTAAGTTCTAAGGAATAAAGCAGGTAACAAATGCTCTACATCTATCTTAGTCAAATCATTATCGAATCCATAGTCAATCAATGGATAGCAATACCCATTAACATAAGTATTTGTCCAGGATGCTACTTGTGTCGCATAATTATAGGTATGGTTGTATGAACTGAAATCTAACGCAGTCAATTCAGCAGTACCTAATGCATTGAAGATGTTACCCACATTCCCTAAGATCATTACCTCATACTCAATCTTACTATCATCATTGATCGTAATCGACAGCATCTGAATGTACCCATTAATCTGATTCTCATCATCAATGGTTAGTACCCCTTTTACCTTCGCATTGGGATTGAAGCTGCCATCAGTAACATTCACATCGAATATATTACCGAACAGCAGATTGTTGTTCTTTGTACCTGGTATCTTAATGGTCTTTGAGTAGTTACTGTTCCTCTTCTCAGGGAATCTAATATCAGCAATTGAGAAGTTTAATGGTGTTGATACATCATCATACATATCAATGCTTCCGCTACTCGGTAAGAATATCTTTGTTCTGCTCATTATAGTCTTTGTCTGTATCTATCGTAACTCAATGTATATTCTAACTGCAAATTAAATAGCTTCTCATTCACTACCTTTTTCTTCTCGAATGATGTATTGGTGATGTTAATCGGGATCAGATATAACCCATCATCTAATCTCACATCCGGTGAAGTAACTAACTGCTCCAACCATGATAACTGATCCTCTGTTACCCAATCACTTTGGATGCTTACCTTATCTTTAATCTTTGTATGGTATTGTGAATATGCTCTATCGTTAGGACTGTTTACAAATGAGTAACTGCTACCATAAGAACCTAAATCTTTCTTAAAGATTGATCGTTCTATATCCATTGTCTCCTTACTCACTAATGTAAAGTTAAACGTATCATATCCACCTAACTCATTGAGGAACTGCAATCTTCGTTTCTCGTATCGTGTACAGTTCTCTACGATCTTATATGCTACCTCTTTCGATCTACCTACATTTGAACTGTTAAATGTCTGAATAACATAGTAAGATTCTGAACCTGTTAGGATTGGTTGAACTCCTAAAGTAAACTGAGCATCGGGAATACTAAGGATGTTATAAGGACCAGTCGGCATCCGAAGGAATCTGCTTGAACTATATTTATTATCTATTTTAAATGTACCTATCAATGTATCTGCACTGTCATAAGTAGTTACCTTAACATACGAAGTATCTAAGTCATAGTTAGTCCAATATAGCCATGCATTATCATCTACAGTCAATTCAATACCATCACTTATTAAGGGATTCTCTGTTAAGAAATTACTGATATAACTACCACTTGAATAGTTACAGAATGTAGGATAGTCTAATACAGCATTCCATAAATACTTACCTGATATGTTAGTTAGATTCGGATAGATTACAGTTCCACTTGATCCATATGCCTCACCGAATTTAACCTGGTATTGTACATAACTATTAGTATTAGGTAGTATCCGATTGTCATCTGCTGAGATATCTACACTCACCCTGCTCTCAAGCAATGGTGATACGTTTACTTTACCGCTCAGTTCTGTCGGATGTGGAGGAATCAACATACGATCTACCTTCACACTATTCACATAGATGTCAGCTACGAACTTAAAGTTAGCTTGTGCCACATTGGATGAGGTCACAATATACACCGCATCATTATACGCAGGGAATAAGTTAGCCGGTTGTTGTCTTACTGTTATTGCCATTATTCTAAATTAAAATCTATTAGTATCTCTCTGCCTAATGCAGTCGATAGTTCTCTACTCATGTTATCTAATATGTTATTATCAAATGCTTCATCTACAAAGTTAGTCGGTTTGATACCCTTCTTTGATATGCTTCTGCCGATTAGATATGCCAATGTCCTCAATGCTTTCTCCTTTGCTAATGGTTTCTTTCTCTTTACTAAGATACCTTTTGTATTCCTATAGTTATTCTGTATCCCTTTGTAATTTATCCCTCTATTAGCTATGTGTTTCAACATCGCATTAATGGGAGGCATCTTTGCACCTTTCTTCCTTCCTCCATCAACATACTTCCAGTAATCAAGCATACTAATCTCCATCACCATGTTGGTAGCAAAAGACTTAATGTTAATCGATATGCTCTGAACTAAACCACCCTTTACTACCTTATCATTCTTCTCTAATGAATCAGCTAAGGCATCAATTATGATCTGCTTATAGTTCTCTAATATCTTTCTCGGACTATCTTGCATTCTTCATCTGTTGGTCTAACTGCTCCTTAATATAGTTCTGCTTATCCTTAAAGTAACTCAATGAATTTAAGAACTCTATCACATTCATCTCTAAAAAATACTCCCACTTAGTCCTATCATTATTGCTTAGATTGTCTAAAGTATAATACCATCCCCAATGTTTGACAAAGCCAGGTCTCGTGACTTCTCCGCTTTCCTCATCTTCTTCATCTGCAATTCCAAAAAGTCGCTTGTACCTTTTATTAATCGCTGATAATTCGACAAAAAAAAACCACTCAAGCTAAAGACCATCGGCATTCTCATGTTCTCCTGGATGTACTTTGCTCTATCACTTACTATCGTATCCTTCTTCTTACCATACCAATTAATCTCCTCACACAATACAGCTAAGAATGTATGCAGGTTATCATTAATCTTCTCTTTGTCCTTTACAAGTTCAGTTAAGTCAATATACTGACCTGCTGATACACTACGCATATTAAGATTGAATCGGTATCGTTTCTTACCTATCCTTACCTTTGAATATACCTTCTCTGCCTTTGGTTTCTCCTTAATGAATGCTAATCCTTGCAGCTTCTCCTTCAGCTTGTTTAACGGAATCTCATCGGTGTAATAAGCTATTGACTTATCTGTTAATGTTGCCAGGATACCGATTGACCTTTCGAGATCATCAGCATAATCCTCATCAATCTCTTTGCAGAGATCCTGGTACTGCTTAATGTTTATATCTTTCCATTCCATACTAATAAGTATAAGATTGAATCGATTTGTGCAACTTAAACAATATGATAAATACCCGAATGCTTATTTGTTTTGAGGGAATGGTATCCGATAGCTGTTGCCATTACAGCATCATCATGGAATCCATTTGGTGCTGAGTACCTGACTGATTTAGTCTTTGGATTATATTCGTATGTGAATAGTTCTAACTCCTTAATCAGCCAGTCTCTATCCAACATCTTTACTTCTTTATTCTGATTGGCTACTACTAACTGCTCAATTATATCCTGCTTACTCTTTGATGTGGTAAGGAATGGTATAATCAAACCACTATCATTCACCCTATCTCTTAGCTGCTCAAAGATAGGATCACCGATACCATTCACCTCAACGTATGTGCTACAGCTAAACTCGTTTATTCTCGCAATTACCTTACCGATGATATTAGACCAGGTATCTTTATTCCATCTCTCAATGTAATGCATCTCACCGGTCTCATTGAATACAGATAGAACAGTATAGTCATCCGCTCTACCGATATCTAATCCTGCATACATCCGATTGGTTCTCTCAGATTTAGTAATCAATGTAAGGTCATTGAATAGACCTGCACCACCATCAACGAACTCTGCCATGTACTCCTGCCTAAACACATGATCAGGTAGTGTTGATCTCGCATCATCTATCTCAGTCGGATTGATTAATGGATTGTCATATGATGTCATCTGAAATGACTTGTACTGACTATTCTGATTCTCCAGGTTGAATATCTGATGGAAGTGATTCTTACCTTTTGGTGTAGATATCAGTAGAACTTTCTTGCCACGAACAAGAACTGTCGCACGAAGTACCTCAGTCCATGCCTCATTGTCCATAAAAGCAAACTCATCACATACCAGATAGTCAAAGGTAAACCCACGAATATTATCATAC